ATCTTCTGCTTTAACTTTTTCGTCTTCGTTTTTCTTTTTTGCTTCAGCTAAAAACGCTTCAAATGCAGTTTCATAAGATTCTTTTTTAGGACGATCCATAATCGCAGGCATCACCGAAATTACATTTTCTGAAATGATATTTTTGGTTTTAAGTGATGCTACTGCTTCATCAAATGTAGCAGCGTTACGTACAATATTTGGAAATTGACGTTTTGCCTCTGTAAGGAAAACACCAACATGTCCTTTACCTTCTTTGATTAACAAATACTGATCTTGTAGGGTCTTTTTCATTTTATTTACTTAATAGTTTTTGTGCTTTTTTTATATATTCTAAAGCCATTGATGTTGGTTTATAAATATCAAATTTGCCTGGGTTAGCTTTATAATATTCAATGGTTTGGTTTTTAGCGTTTGAAATTAAAGCATTTAATTCATTTTGGATTTGATCAAATTCATTAATTCTCTCCTCTTGAAATTTTTCAACATCTGTTTTTTCATCTTCCCAAAGTTGTTTAATGTCAAATGACTTTGGTTTAGGATTTTTAGGTACTAACTTATATTTAAACGCTTTAACATAATAGTTATCCTTTACCCCTTCAGGTCCAGCACTTGGTCCAGGCCCTAAAGTTGCTCCAGGTCCTTCGTTTACTTTTTTAAATGCTTTTTTAGGAGTATATCCTATACTATTACCAGGAATAGCAGTAGCACCACCTACATTGGTAGCATTCATTTCTTTTAATTTCTTACGAATTATTTCTTTAATTTTATCCATTTACAGTTTCTAATTCATTGATTAAATCGTAGTACTGTAACAAATCAACTAAATCATTGTCAGTTATTTTAGCATTTTTAGCTGGTGGGTTAATAACTGTAAGAATCTCGTTAATTTTAATTTGGGTAACTTTGTTTTTAGTTTTCTTGTTTAAAGTTGCTAATTCTTCTTTAATTTCTGTTACCTTGTTAGTATAAAATTCTCTTAGACGTGGTGTGTTGTCAATAGAGGTAATATACTCTTTTAATATCAATTTTTGTTTTGGATGTAGTGTATCGTACTTTTCGTTAAAGTTTTCTAACACCATTTTGTAAGCTAATAAACGTACATCTTTATCAGCTTTTTCAAATTCAGACATTACTTCGTCACGAACTTTACCTTCAGTAATTTTAGCTGCTGTTAAATGCTCTAAAATAGTTACTTTATTGTTAATTGTTTGTTCGGGATCTACTGCTTCTTGCGCATTTGCAATCTCTAGCAATGTGTAAAAAGCAGCGTATATTTTGTAATTGGAAAGTTTATGGTTAAAAAACTCGTTAATGTCGTAGTGTTTTTGAATTTCACTGATCAAATTGTATTTTTGACGTTTAATTGCTCCTCTATTTAATGTTTTAGACGATTCAACTAATGTGCTAACTACAACGTTTGCTTTCCCTTCAGTTAAGGACGTTTTTTTTAACAAAGTTTCATATAACTTGTACTCACGACCCAATTCCGATTTAACGAAATATTTTTTAAGTATATCTTTTGCCGGTGAATCCTTACCATCCAATGTATCTGTGGTAATTTGGCGAACCAATGATTCAAAAAGGATACCAGTATTTTTATACTTTGAATGTTTGATTTGCATTCTAATATTGTTTTATTTATAAATATGTGGGGTTTCTTTACTCTCGTATTTGTGATTCATCTAATAGTGAATTTCCTCTAATGTCTGACTCAAAGATAATTTGCTTACTTTGGTTTTTTATGTCATTAAACATTCTTCTATTTCGGTTTGGTTTGTTTTTAGTTTCAAGAGCTAATGGGCTTCCACCTTTGTATTGTGGTCTGATTGAATCTGATTCATCTCCATCTTTTTTAATGCCATCTGATCCAATTCTGTCTTTCCCAAATGCATTATCTTGTGTATTTTTGTCAGTTATTTTTTCTTCAGGACGACCTAAATCAGCATCTTCATCGTATCCAACAGGCACATTTGTTGCTTCATATCTACCTCTACCATATAGAGCTGCTAGATCATGTGGTGTACCATAAGATTTTCCTGTTTCTAATGGGTCATTACCTTCGTTTTCAATTTGTGCAAGACGGAATTTACGTTTAGCATCTTGGATAATCAAGTCTCTATATTCGTCGTATTGATCTTCACTTAAGTGGAATAAGTTTTCATAGATCCAGTCAGTAGGTAAAATTTTATTTTCCATCATCTGGTTAGCTAAGTCAACTTTTTCTTTCATCAATGCTATTCTTTCTTGGTCATAGATGATTGATGGAGTAGTTAATGACAATTCAAAATTTGTCATGCTTTCATCATGGTATCCTTGAGCGTATAAATGAACTAAAGCAATTTTAGTTAACTCAGATACTACAATACGCTGAATGCGTTCAATTGTACGTGCAAATCGAATGTCTTCAGCGGCTAACGTTGCTTTACCTGTTAGATCTTTTTCATACCCCATAAACGCTTTAGGAACTTTAAGGGCAGCAAATAATTTATCTCTTAGGTAGGTAACGTCTTCAATACCTTGCCACTGTAAACCTGCTAAATTATCAATTTTAGTTGATTGATCATTTCCTCTAATTGGGATATAGAAGTCTTCAAGCAAGTTTTGCATGTTGTACTTCAAGTTATAATCACCAGTTTGTTGGTCAATGTATGGAGTACGTTTCATTTTGGAAATTGTTTTTTGCATAAAGTTTTCTACTTCAGCAGGTGCAATATTTCCAACGTTGATATAGAATATACGTTTTTCAGGCGCACGAACAATACGATGGATTAACATTGCATCTTCCATCATAGTATATTGTTTAAACAACTTACGAGCAGGCTCTAAATATGATCTACCATAAGGTAAAAAGTTAGTATCTGTTAATAAACGGAAATGTGACATCTCATAGTTGTCAAAGAAAATAGCATTTGCTTGATTACCTGCATTTGGTACGTTATAGTAACCATAGTCTGAAGGAGATGAAATACCATCTGGATCAAATCTAAAACGTACTGAATTTGGGTGGTCTTTATCGTATCCGTCTTGACGTTCAATATGAAACGCATTGTAAGGGATTACATTATATACACCAAATTTTTCAGCAATTTCTAGTTTTAAAAAGAAATCACCATATTTCAACATATTACGAATCCAAGGCCATAAATTAAATTCTACGTTTAATACATCGTAGAATAAATTGTATAATATTTTTTGTACGTCTTCGTCTGAGCTACGAATCTGTAATACTTCACCCATGTCATTACGTAAAGTACTTTCATCAGCTAAAATATCTAGGGCAGAAGCAATGATAGCATCTGTATCCATTGAATCGTATTCGGAATAAAGTGTGGGGCGTAAAGTTTGGTAATTAAAACTGCTTTGATATCCATAAATTGAGGTGTGTGAGTTGGTATAAATACGGTTAAATCTATCTACAAGTGCGTTTGTTTCATACTCACCTGAGACTTGTATTTTATTGATATCGAATACTTTTAATTGGTTGTCTCCTTCATTTCGAATGAGTACATCTGTTGAAAATAATCGTCTTAATCTACTAAATAATCCTGTATCTGCCATGTTTTGTTTTTATAAAAGCCAAGAAATATCTTCTTGACCATTTGAATAAGGGTTGTCTATTTTATAGGGGTTATTGTTATACTTATCAGCATAATTTGGCCCATTGGAATAACCTCCAGCATATGATGTACGAGAATTTCCTATACTATTCAACATACTTTTAGTCATTTCCATATTGTTTGTTCTAAGTTTGAAAGCGGTTTCACGTAGGTAACATCCGATACAAAATGCCATTACTAAATCGTCATTGTATCCTGATTGTGCTTCTGCTCTACCGTTTCTCCATATAAATACTTTCATTTCCTCTAATAGGCGCACAGAGTGAAAAACAACTCCTTTATCCATAACAGCTTCTTGGAATTTACCAATTGCTATAGGGCGAGTTGTATTTGACATTGTAAAGCCTGGGGTCATTTTGCTATGATCCATGTAAGGATCGAAGAAATTGTCTACATTGTTTGTTCCACCTTTTGGTGAATAGTAGAAATTTTGATAACCTCTATCTAAAACGGTTTGCACTGTTGACCAACCTACACTTTGATTTTCGACTGCAAGTAAAGCATTATTGTATTCTGTTGCAATGCTTACTAACAAATGTCCATAATCTTTTGTATTGATTTGTCCCTTATATTCACCTACCTGAGTGAATGTTTCAACATCAAAGATGTGAAACGCAGAAGAATCCTTACCATCGCCACGAGCTACATCAGCTACGATCAGATAGTTCCTAGAATAATCTGCTGGTTCCCAAATCCATAGGTTTTGATCAACTCCACGTTTTTCAAGAGGTTCTTTCACGTGAAATTGTTCGTAAAAAGAAATATCTTCTGGGGTAAATACTGTATCACCAGATGTTGTAAAGTCACAGTCACATTCCTGTGCTGCCATTCGAACACCTAAATCGGCATCTTGTTGGTCTCTCCATGATTGGTCTCGTTCAGGGTGTACTTCCCATGGTAATCTAATAGGTAAGAAACTATTATCACCCATTTCTGCAGCAACCCATGTTTTATGAAACCAGTTACCTGTACCATAAGGTGTAGATAAAGCAATACATCCACCACCCGTTGCTAAGGTTTGTTGAGCTGATGCCCATATCTCACCAATGTTGTGAATGAAGGCAGCCTCATCTATAATCAACAAAGAAACGGCTTCGGATCTACCTGCATCACTTGATGCGCCAATTGCTTTAATTTGAGATCCATTTGGTAATCGAAGTGTTAATTTATTTGCTTCGTCAGGTTTGCTAGAAAACTTTAACCAGGAGGGTAAACTTTCATACATGAATTTTACCTTAGTAACCATGTTTTTAGCGGTTTCCTGTTTTGTTGCAATACAAAGAATGTTTTTATCTTCGTGAAATAATATCATCCATAAAGCATAACCTGCGGACAATGTTGAAATACCTAACTGGCGAGATTTAAGTACTATTGAATATGGATTCTCTTGGAATAGTGTAAGTACTTTTTCTTGGAATGGATAAAGATTAAATTGGATACGTCCGCGTTTTGGATGCTGGATGTAGCAGTATTTTTTCATAAAATATGCTGGTGATTGAGCACATCTTACATACTCCTCGCGGACTACCTGTTTTAAATTTCTTTCTTCCATTATTTAATTACTATCAAGGTAATAATAGTAAGTACAGAAGCCACGAATCCTCCACCTAACCACTTAATTCCTGATTTAAGGTTATTGTTTTTACGGGTTAAGTTAGTAACATCTTTTTCAAGTCCTGTGATTATTTTGTCTTTTTGGTCAGATATTTTTTCGTAGTTATCTATTTGACTACTATAGTTTTTTTCTTTTTCTGTGTATAAAACGATAACACTGTCTTGGGAATCGATTTTTTCGTTAAGTTGGTAAACTAGTTTGTTTACTACTTTAAGTTCAGCCATAGCCGAATCACCTTTAACTAAATCAATGGCTATACGTTTTGCTTTATCGTATGGAAAGCAAATTCTACTTGTATCTTTCTGTGAAAAACTCGTTGAGCTCAGCAGGAGAAGAACTAGTAATATCTTTAATTTTGTTACCATAATATGTACGGGTTTTAGTTAGTTCTTTTTCTGTGTTTGATATTTTGATATCTAATGAATCTATAACTTTTTGTTGTTTGTTTATTTTACCGTCTAAAACACTGTTAAGTTTTTTAAATTTAACTATTTCGGTTTTCAAACTGTCTATTTCTCTTTTTTCTTTATCGTAAGTGTTTATTGGGGTTGGAGTAGGTCTAAAATATATCAAAAATAACAACAATAGTAAAAGTATCCCACCTATGATTAGATGGGATAACTTTAATTGATATGTTTTATTTTGGATCATTTAATAACGCTTCTAACCAAATCTGAAAGTTTAACTCCTTTAGCTTTAAATAGTCTGCGAACTTCACTATCTTCTAAATAAAGTTTTAATTCTTCCATTTTTGATTTGTCATATTTATTTTCTAAATCATTAACTAAACTAGTAATATCACTTTTATATGATTCATAGTTTGATTCATCTTCAGAAGATAAGTTTGCAGCATATTTTCCACCTAATGCTTTATCTGCTTTTTCAGCAGCAGCAGCAGCTTTAGCTTCTTCTTTATCAACATAGCTTACAGTATCAAACCCATCATCACCTTTTGTGCGAGTAGCTACTCTTGTTTTAGGTTCACCTGCTGGTCTTCCTTTTTTACCTGTTGATTCTGGTTTTTCTTTAGCAGGTTTATTTGGATCAGCTTTTCTACCTTGTTTACCTTTTTCAAGGTTAAAAATTTGAGCTGCAGCATCTTTTTCTGTTGTATTTGTTGCAAGTCCTGGGGTGAATTTTTCTTCTGGGAATTTATTTTTTAGTTCAATATCAATTTGAGTAGTAAAATCAAGAAAATCCATTCCTGCTTTTTTCTTAAAATTTCTTTCAAAATCAGCACCATATCCTCTTGTATCTCTTTTTCCAGTAATTTCTTCAGGTTCTAATTTTCTAATAAGTCGTTTATCTGAAGTCATAGATGGGTTTGAATTTTTAAATTGTTCTAATGTTTCTTTTTCAACATCTTTAACTAATTCTAAACCGTCTTCATCGCCTAATTTTTCTAGTGCTTTTTTAGTTTGAACAACACTAGCCATTTCATTAATGGTATCCTCGTCAAGTTGATATTTTTCAGCTAGTTTTTTTACTTTTCCTTCAACAAATTCAATTGGGTTTTTAGGGGTACCTAAAGTCATATCTTTAGTAGATGTTCTAGCTGTTTTGATAGCCATTTCTTTTTGTTTAGAATTCATCCCAGCTGGATTTGGAACATCTATAGTTTCTTCTTTTAAAGCCCCAGCTATTTCTTCACGTATGATTTCGAGTAAACGAGATTTTTTCATTGTCTAATTTTATTTATAAATATTAGAGACCTATTACTTGTTTAATTTTCTGTATTCTCTCCTCGGTACTGCCTGATAATTCAGCGTAGTTTTTAAGTTTATTTTTATGTCTAGTGATCAGTTGTATAATCTCTTTATCAACTTGGTTTCTATAATCAGCATCTACAACACGTACACCATTATCTTCTAGTTCTACACCTTTAGGTGAAACATAAAATATGTAATCATACTCGCGAAGCAAATGCGATACAGCATCATTGAAATCATCCGCTATAAAATATGGAATCGATTTAGCTAAACGTGTAAACGCCATAACATCAATTACAGTTCTATCCGTAATCATATTTTCAAACATAAGTTCACTTGAACGTTCAGCAAAGAAAATAACTTGACCTTTTAATGTTGAATCAGTATTCAATGGAATACCTAAATCACGTAAATATTTTGAACGCTCAGTTCTGAATTCATACCCGGCAAATTCAGGTAATTCTTTTAACGCATTAACTAGTGTTGTTTTACCAACTGAAATTGTTCCACAAAGACCTATTTTCATAATTTTTATTTAATTAAATTTTCTGCTACATAAATTGCTTGTGCACCTGATACTGTAATACCTCTTGCACTTAAAGCATCACCTACGAAATGTACGTTAGGATAATCGATTAGACTAAGATTACTATAATCTACTTTTACCTCAGGTGACAAATATTTTACCTCAGGAATATACATTCCCCAATCGTCTCCAAGTGTAGGGAATACT